TGCACAGTCTCCACTGCCTTGGATGCTTGATCCTTGGCCGAGATTGTGAATTCCATATCATTTGCCATCTTTAGGGGGTGCTCCTAACTTTGCCATTTCGTCAATCAGTGCCTCATCATCAGTGGTCAGAAACTCCAGCTTAGCCCCGGCCTGGATGCTGAAGACTGAAGAAAGCCAGACAGCCTTGGCTTCCGGCATAGTCAGTGCGTCACTATATGACACCCCATTGGAAATCAGATTGGCCAGGATGTTAAGCTGCCAGGGGACTGAGCTTGTCCCATAGGTCTTCCGGTCAGTCCTTTCCCAGAATTTAGGGAAATTCTCATTGGTGCTGATGTGCTTAACCAGGGCAATGGCAGCTGCTTTCTGGTAATCCGGGGAAAGCCTAAGCCTCATACCAAGCCAGATGTCAGCCCAGGTGGGATCACCAATTGGCTCATCTGAACAAACCTTCAAAGCAATGATGATTGCTTCCGGTGTGATCTCCAGGTCTTCCCTCATAAAAGGGCTTTCAATCCCTTCCAAGAAAAGCCTGTGCTTCAAGCAGAATGGCTTGAGCTTACGGCCACAGACCAGGGTGCTGGCTGGGGTTATAAAGGCAGAGAGGAAACGATTATCAGCCATAGAAATGGCTTAACAATCACAAGCCCAGGGGGCAAGCCAGGCTTAGGCAATGCCTTCGTAATCAACAGCAGTGACCGAAATCCGCATATATCCCTTAGCCTCACCACGCTCTTCAATGGCTGTGATGTGGCCTGTGAAGGCAATGCCATTGCCTGTGAATGTCAGATTGTCACCAATGCTGGCTGTGTAACCAGAGGCAACCAGACCTTCAACAGAAAGGCTTGTGCGTTCATCAGAATAGCGGACAGCAATCACAATGCCATTTTTGTCAGTCACCTCATCAGCATTGGCAAAGGACTTGCCAACAGAATAACTTTGAATTGTCAGCCCTGTGACTGATCCAGAAATTCCGAAAATGTGAGCTGTGCCCTTTGTGATGGCCATAGGTGTGTCTTAACTATGCACCCCAAGTCAAACAGCCGGAAGCACCATCAAGACATCATAGGCCAGGCTGGTCATAAAGCACCTATCCCCCCGGCCAGGGGTCAGATCAGTCATTGTGCAATCATAGCAGTAACCACCCTGGGTGGCAGTGAAGCTGGCTCTGATTGAGGCCAGGTCATCCAGCATCCCGGTCACATCCTGCACAGCAGTCTGGTGATTGTCCTGGGTGTTATCGTCCACATTGGTGAAGACTCCAACACTGACCCGGCAGAGATAATTGCCCAAGCCCTGGGCAAAGCCAGGGGGGAAGCTGGCAGACTCACAGCTGACCACAATGCTGGGCATCACCAGCTCACCATCAGATTGGCCATTGGTGATGGTATAGGAAGCCAGGCTTGGGACTGACTGAAGGGCTGCCACCAGGGCAGTCTCAGTGATGTTAATGGGGGATTTGGAGGCCATAAAGTTTAATTAGGGTTTTGCCCCTTGTTGGCTTTCTCAATTGCGATCCGCATAAAGTGGTTAAGCCTTCTCTGAAGTTTGCCCTGCCGGACTGCAATGGTGTGCATCCTTGTGCCAGCAAGATAACCAACTCCGAAAATATTGCCCAGGTCATTCCGGATTTGGATCATCACATTGTTATCCCCAGCAGCCTTGCTGATGTTGATGCCCACCTTTCCGTGAGTGGCATTGTGCCGGGTGATCCAGGTGGGAAGCTTTCTCAGTCCCCTGGTCTGCTCCATTCCATTGATCTTGGGCTTGCCAATCTTATTGATGGCATACACCCAGCCAGCCTTCATCCAGCCCACCCTCTGTTGCCTGTCCTTGATGTAATCCTTGATGATCTTGAATGGGGCAAAGGTGAAAGGCTGACCCTTCAGTTTGCCCTGGTTATCCCGGCCACCATTCTTCCGGATGCGTCCTCTGTAAAGCTTCCGGGCAGCATCGTGCCTGGCCTTTAAGGTCTGGATGTTATCAATGAAATTAAGCCTCTGCTTGCCCCAATTCTTGAAGAGGTTTTGAGCCATCTTGAAAGCCCTGTCACCATTCTTGTCTGCCCAGATTTTGCTGACAATCCCGGCAGACTTGGGTGGCTTGCCCATCCTCCACTTATCAAACTTGGCACGATTGTTCCGGGATGAGCTGATGGCAACGGCCAGGCTTTTGCTGTCTTCTGTCACCACAGTCAGCACATCATACATCACAGCCATTTCCCCCCACTTCCTGGCAATGGGCTTGTCACCCTTGCCACCCCCACTTCCTGCCTGGCCATTGCCACCATCAATGGGCGGGGAATAATTGATGGCCTCTCTGGCGGTCAGAGCTGCTTCCTCTTTCACCAGGTCAATGGTCAATTGCTTTGTGTATGCACCAAAGTCTTGGAAGGCTTTGACAGTCTTCTGATGCAAGTCCCGCCTAATTCTGATTTGAATGTCTGATGCCATCAGTGCTGATCAGCATCCTGGCATTGCAGCTGATACCAGGCAGAGCCAGGCTTGGTGGTGAAGGCTGTGATCCTATACACCCGGCCATCAAAGGTCAGCTTCTTCCCAGGCTGGCAGCTGGCCTTGATTGCCAGGACAGCCGGGGTGGTGGGTAGCTTGACCAGGGTGCTGATCCTTTCCATCAAGCCCCCGGCCTCAAGGGTGGGGGCAAGGGTGGGATCACTCACCATTGCAGGGAAGTCTGCCCCACCAATGGTCACAGTCTGCCCAGCCTCAGTGCACATTGCCTGGGCATCAGCCAGCATCATAGCAGAAAGGGTGGCATCCATCATTATTGCAATGGCCGTCAATGGTGGCTGGCTTGCCCCTGGAAGGCTTTGGCCGGGGATGCCCTGCCCAGGATACCAACCAGACACAGAAAAGCCCCACCAGGGTTTCCTGGTGGGGCTGCTGTTAGCCCTGCTTTTCCACCTTGCCTGTGGGCATCTTCACTGCCTGGCCTTCTTGCCAAAGCACATAGCAGATGCCTGTGCCCAGCAAGTGCCTGGCAGCTGAATGGGGAAGACCCATCCATTGTGCCACCTGGCTTGCCTTCACTTCAGCCGGATGTCCATCAGCAGTGCCACCATCATAGTAAGCAATGCACTGACCATTGGCCTTGGTGATCTTGTATGCCCGGAAGGGGCAGGGGGTGGATGAGCTTGGGGTGTGTGCGTTTGTCATTGTGTGTTTTTTGGTTAGCCCACCAGGTGTGACCCTGGAGGGAAGTGATCCCCAAGCTGAGCAGGACTTTCAAGGAACAGCAGTGAGCTTCTTCATCTCACTGTCCTACCATCATAGCACATTATTTCTGAATGTCAAACTATTTTATTTGGCCGGATTTTCACCAGGCACAAAAGAGGCCACCATTTCTGGTGGCCTCTGTGATCAGCTGACTTGCTCCTGCTTAGGCAGAGGCAATCCGCTTGGCCGAGGTGGCACGACCAACACCACAACCGAAACGGACTGTGGCAGTCAGACGCACAATGCCATCAATGCCCTGGGACTTGAGCACCTGGACAGAGAGGCCAGACGCATCAACAGCAGACGAAACTTCACCGGGGAACATAGACGCATTGGGCAGAGCCATAGCAACGCAGATTGCATCCTGGCCAAGAGCCACAGCAGAAAGTCCTTCCGAGTTTGTGGGAAGGTCAGTGAATTCATAGACCCCAAAATTGCTGACAGTGCCAATGACACCGGAGCGAACAAGGGAAGCATCACCATTGCCGGAGAAGGGAGTCACCAGGGTGGCATCCTTGCGGAGAGCACCAGCATAGATGCTATTAACAAGAAGGGCACGAGTGTCAGAAGCCTTGGCAATGTTAAGGTCTGTGTTCAGATCAACCACCTGGCCATAATTGAAATTGGCCGCAGTGATGACTTCACCAGCAGAGAAGTTGGCAACAGTGAAGATCGATCCGATCTCATTGTGGACTTTCTTGACCAGCTGGTTGATGGCTTCCGGGACGAAAGCATTGACAATGTAGGCTTCACCATATTCCGAGATTTCATCCGGAGAGAAATCCTTGGTGGAATGGAGATGCTTGAGGGTGATGGTCTTGGCCGAGATGTTGGCATCATCTGCCTGGGTATAGCCACCATTGGCCTTGGAGAATTCCTTGGCTTCACCACCGGAGATGAGGCTGACCTGCATCGTCTTGCCCACAGCTGTGGGGGTGAGGTTAGTGGAGAAGGCAGAAAGGACACCAAGCTTGCCACGGAGGCCAGCCAGCACCTGTTCAGCCAGGACTGCCGGAGCAGCTGCGATTGTGTTAGACATAGGTTTTAGGGATTAGGGATTGGGAAAATTATTTGGTAGCAGTGAGGATGGCCTGGTGCTGCTTGAAGAAGGCTTGCTTCTCAAGGCCAGGCTTCATCTTCAGGAATTCCTGCCGGACTGCCACAGGATCAACAGCCTGGACTTCATCACCAGGGCTGACGGCCACAGGCTTCACACCCAGGGAGGCAACCACCTTGGCAGCTTCCTTGCTGGCTGTGATCTGATTGGCAAGAGCAGCTTCAAGCTGCTTGGAAAGCTCAGCCTTCTCAGCCTGGAGGGAAGCCAGATTGGCCTCAAGGGCTGTGGCCTTTGTGCTGGCTTCATCAAGCTTGGCCTGGAAGTCAGCAGCCACAGCAAGCTTTTCAGAGGCAAGGGCTTCATAATCGGTCTGAAGCTCAGACTTCTCAGCCTGGAGAGAGGCAACAGCTTTCAGCTGGGTTTCCAGCTGGGCTTCCGGTGTGAGGAATTCTTGCGACATCTTAACAGTGCAACAGGAGTCAAATGCCCTTCACTTCTTCTTGGCTGTGGGGACACCCAAGCCAGGGGCAGTGACCTTGGGCTGAGTGCCTTCCACTTGGGCAAGCAAGTCCTTGAGGCTGCTGGCCAGACCTGTGGCAAATCCCTTCTGAGCTGCTACCTTTCCGGTCATAGACTGTCCTTGCAGATCAGAGTCCTGCACCAGCTTCCGCTTCATCTTCACTGAGGCTTTGAATGTTTCAGCCAGGGCATCCACTTCCTTCTGCAAGTAATCGTCTTGCTCCGGGGTGGTGCTTGTGCCGGGGATGCCAATGCCCTTGTATTGGCCAGCCTTATAAACCTTCACTTCAAGGCCAGAAGCCTTGGCCTGGGCAGACATATCAAGCAGGGTAAGATAAACACCCACAGAGCCAATGGAGCTGCTGGGACTGACCACCACCCTGGTGCACGCACTCCCAATCCAAAAGGCACTGCTGTTCATAGAGCCGGAGCTGAAGGCAATTGTTTCAACCGGAAGGCTGCGGATTTTATCAGCCAGCTCTTCCACCCCATCAACAGAGCCACCATCAGAATTGATGTTGAAGATGATCCTGGCCGGATTGGAAGCAAGGGCTTCATCAATCTGGTCATCAATCTTCTCCACATCAACAGACCCAATTGCTTCCATAGGACTCAGCCCCTTGCCAATCATACCCACCACCGGGATGATATAAGACCCACCCTGGGTCATATAGGGCTTAGGGGTTTCCCCGAAAAACTGAGAAAGCAGATCAGTGAAGCCCTGCTTGGCCTTCACATCCAAATAATCCTTGGCAATCTGGTAATCAACCAGGAAGGGGCGGCTGCCATTGATGGCTTTAATAAGGTTTCGCATTGTTAAAGGGAAGGGGAATTAGGCAGGAGCTTGGGCAGGAGCACCACCAGCCGGGGCTTGCTCCATCTGGATTTCAGCAGCAGTGGGCTTGCCTTCACCCTCCTGCAACCAATTGAAGCCAGGCTTGTAAAGTGTCCACAGAGGGATGCCTTCCTTCTCTGCCAAGGCCATAATAAATTTGAAATCCTGTGCTCGCTTCTGTGCCTCTTGTTTGAAGTCCAAGCCCCTGGCTGAGTAGGCTTCAGACAAGGACAGCAGACCCAATTCAATGTCAGCCCTTTCCTGGGCTGCATCACGGCCAGCATCCACAGTGAGTTTCTTGGGTGTAGTCCAGCTGACCTTGAACCAATCCGGAGAGTCCGGCAGATCACCATTGGCAATGGCACTGCCCACCACCCAATTCCAGGTGGGGATGCACAGCCTCTGGATGAGGATGGCCTGCCAGCGAGAGAAAGACCTGTCAGCCTTAGCACTGATCAGCCTCATAGCACTGCCCCCCGCAGCAGTGGGATCACCACTGAATTCATAGGGCAAGCCTGTTCCCCTGGCAATGTCCCTCTGGACAGCCTCAAGGAATTTCACAAAATTTCCATTGGGTCTTTTTGAGTCAATGCTGATAAGGTCTTCGCCTGGCTCAAGAGCCACAAGCTTCCCACCCATCCGGCTGGCCACAGCTTCAAGGCTTCCTGTGCCACTTCCGGATAGCTCGCTTGCCATATCAGAAGGAATGAAACCGCCATTTTTCTTCAGCACCCTTGTCACATCTGTGTCCTGGCGGACTGCCAAAAGCTCGAGCTTGAGCAGCTCATCTTCTGATTGGATATCCGACCAGCTGTGCTGAAGCAGGGGTAGTCCCCGGCTGCCGGAGGAATAGTCATACTCACAGACCTGGCAGACAGCAGAGGCAGGGACAGTCCGGCTGCTCTTGTCACTCTGTAAAACATTGTAAGACTTGATCCGGCCATTGCTGTCAAAGGTCACTCCATCCAGCATCCCCTTGGGGACTTCCTGGCCTTCCGGATTTCCGATCCTGTGACCCTCCACCAATTGCAGCTTGGGCTTCCCATCCTGGGGGTCATTGACCAGCAGGGCAAAGCTGTCCCCATCTCTCAGTGCACCCCTGGTGATGATCCGTTGGATTTCTGCGAAGCTAAATCTTCCGCACAGTGAGAGTGCCTTACAGGCTTCAATGAAGTATTCTTCATAGAGTGCAGCCTTCTTGTCATCACTGCAATGGCTCTGGGCAGTGATAGAGTCACCTACCACATAAGTCACATAATCCGACAAAATTTGGCGGATCAATCCGCAGTTGCGTTCACCATAACGCAGCCTCTTGATCATCTCCATCCGGTCTGTGGATGTGTAATCAGAAGAGAAGTCCACAGCTGTTCCATAAATCACAGCACGATTGCTGGACTGAGACACAGATTGAAACTGTGAAGCACCAGCTTTCTTGCTGAGCTTGGGGGCATCAGCACCAGGCTTGGGCTGCTTGATGGGCTTTTCTTTTGGCATAAAATGTTAGTCCTTCAGATTGCTCCAATCAGTCCGGAGCACTGTGATCCTCTGGCCATAGACCTGGGGATTGATGAGCTGAAGGGCATACAGGGCTTCTGCCAACATATCATTGGCTGGCATTGTGATGGCCTTGCCAACGGATGTGCCACTGTCAGAATAACTTGTGGTGATTGTTCCGGCAGTAATCAAGCTGACTGCCTTGGCTTTGATTGCCAATAGCTCTTGTTCGCTCAGCCCAATAAAAAGACCCTGTGCCATTTGAGATTGCAACAGAAGTCAATTGGGCTGTCCCCTGGCCTTCCACCCTGCAATGCGGATCGACCCAGAGCACACATCACCCAGCTTGACCAGGGGACAGCTTCCCTGGGAATGTGTTTTCATAATTAAGTCAGTCAATCTGGTTTTGCTTCCTTGGCCTCATCTACGGCCACAGCCTCAGTGGCTTCCCGGCCAATGATGCCCCACCTCACTGCCAGGATCAGACCCATCAAGGCACAGTCCCAGGCGTGATTGCCACAGGTCTTGCTGGCAGGAAGCACCCAGGTGGGCTTGCCACTCCGGCTGTCTCTGATGCGGATTTCAGATGTGAGCTGGGCAATGTAGTCATCCGGCACATTTCGGGCATAGCTGTGCAAGCCTCTCTTCTGTAAGCCAGCCAGCAAATCCTTAGTTTGGAGATTGCTCCACAGGATCATCTCTGCCCTGTTCCTCTGGCCAGGGATGAAGACCGCTTGCTTGTCTGAGTAAAATCTTTTTGTGCTTTTGCCACCCACATCCTGCACAGTGAATTCAGTCTGGCCACTGCCTCTTAGACTCTTCCACTGCCTGGCTGCTGTCCTGGCATAGACTTCCTGGGTCTGATCCCCGGAGTCCACCCCACACAAGGCTTTGTTAATCTGGTGCTGTTTTGCCAGGTCATCCAGCTGTTCCCAGGTGTCCACCCTACCCCACCACCTAAGTCTGCTGTGGCCGGACTTTGCCCAGCTTCTCACCTCTGCATAGAAGAAACCTCTCTGCACATCCACTGCCAGAGTCCGGAAGGGCACTGATCCATTGGGGACAGTGCCACTGCCACCCTCCATCACCCTGGCTTCTGGGGTGATCCAGGCTTCCTTGTCCCAAGCATCCCCCAGGGAATAGTCCCCAGCCTTGGCCTGGGCTGTGATTTCCCCGGAGTCTTCTGCCCAGGCTTTGGCCAATCTCTTCTGGAAGAAAGTCCTTCTCAGTGAGCTATCAGCATAAAGGTCATAGGCTTCCTTGCTCTTGAGCAGCCGGACACCCTCCTTGCCCCAGGAGGAATTGCAGAGGCAATTCCAATGCAAGCCCACTGATCCCCAAGAGCTGCTGGTGGTGGTGGCCACAAACTTAGCACCCCGGTCAATCCGATTGGCCTCAGCCCTAACCCCAGGTGTGTCCTTCATCCTGGTCTTGCAATGGGCACATTCATATTCAGTCCCATTCTCCACCATCTTGAAGTCCCAGACCCCATTGACCTTGGCAGCTTCCGGAAATCTGATCTGCTGCCAATCCCAGGGCTGGACTGCCCCACAGCTCACACAGGAGAAATTCCAGGTCATCTGGTTTGTGCCGGAGTGGAGCAGATGAAATTCTGATCCCTCATCCCCGCCCTGGCTCATTACAATCACCCTGCCCATCCAGCTAAAAGACTGTGTTCGGGCAGAGGCTTCAGCAATGTGCCCCCTGGGCACAAGCCAGGCTTCATCAATGATGACTGTCCGCAGGGAAAGTCTCTGAAGATTGGACTCATTCCAAGCACCCCTGCAATAGACCACAGCCCCATTGGAGAAGTCTGCCACTGTGCTCTTGTCATTGTCTGTCTCAGACAGCAGGGCTTTCACTGCCGGAGTCTGCTGGATCAGTGGCCGGACATATCTCAAGAAGAAGTCCTTGGCTTCCGGGTCATTGGCCTGGAGCAGCATCATTGGGGCAGGGGCATTGGCCACTTGCCAAAGGGTGTAGAGTCTGGCCAGCAGGGACTTGCCAGCCTGGGTGCAAGCCAGGATGGTCAGCAGCTTAGTCTCTGGATCAGTGGCAATCCGCAGTGCCTCTGCCACCCAAGGTGTCCGGCTGAGGCTGAGCTTCCCCCTGATTGGGCTGTCCGGAACATCAAGCACATTGGCTTCAGCCCAGGCCACAGGATCACCGGAATATTTTGGCCGGATGACTTCCTTGGCTGCGTCAATCAGTGCCTCTTGGTTTTCTGTGCTCATATCACTTCAGATGGTGGAGCTTCTTCAGTGTTGCCAGATTGAAGTGGCACACAGGTTTGATCCCGCCATTCAATCCGTTTCTGATCCTGTAAAGCCTGGTTTCAAGTTTGTGCCTGTGTGCCATCTGGAACACAGCTGACCTGCTCACATTGGCAAGGTCACTGAATTGGGATGCACTCACCCAGCCATTGGGCACTTGCTCCTGGCCAATATGCCTGGCTGCAATCATCACTTCATCCATATCCCGGCAGGGCTTCATTGGCTTATAAGCATATGCCCAGGACACCTTGCCATCCTCAGCTCTGACCTTGTAAGCCTTTCGCTCAAGCAGTCCCCGGTCATAGAGCTGCTTGGCCTTGGTGCTTGCTGAATAGACGCAGACAAACTTGAAGTGGGCTTTCAGCATCCGGATGCTAAGCCACCCAGGTGGGCATCCAATGTCTGTCAGCTTCCGGTGCTCAGCCAGGCCATCAGCAATCTGCTCAAGTCTGCTCTTCATTTGGCAGGATCAAACAGCTTCAAGTCAGTCTGGAAGACCCACCTCTTGCCCACCTTGTGGATCAGTGTCACCTTCCAATCATCACCATCAATCCACCCGGCTGCAAAGCCAGACCCCCACCTTGCACTGCCCAGCCTGTGAGCAGCATAGGTCATTGCCTCTTTTTGGCAGAGACATCCGGCCGAGTAAGCAGCACCCCCACCCCACTTCTGGAGTGCCACCATCTCAAGTCTGTGGATGTGGCCACAAACAAAGCCACCACCCCTGGTGGCATAGTGAGCACCCTGCTCTTGCACAGCCCTCTGGCTGTGGCTGTATCCGTGTGCAAAGGCCACCTTGCCCAGCTCGAAAATCCCAAGGTCTGCGTGGTAGGGAAGCACCTTGGTGCAGCCCACCTTCCTGGCTTCCCTCATCAGCTGATCCTTGATGTCCTGGCAGTAATCCACTTCCTTGGCATCCCCGGAGGAAGCAATGGTGTGATCAAGCCTGGCTTCGTGGTTTCCCCACAGCCACACATCCGGTGAAAACTTCCGGAGAAAATTCACCCCTTCCACCAGGTCTTCCTTCAGACTCTCATTGGCTTCCCTGTCCTTGGCCTGGCTTCTCAGACTCCGGAGATCAAAGCAATCCCCCAAGTGGATGCGGACATCTGGCTTGAATTGCTTGCAATACTCAAGCAGGGCAGACACAGCTTCCGGGTCTTGTCTGTCTCCGTGGTTGTCACCACAGGCCACCCACTTGATGATCTTGCTCATAAGGTCTTTGATGAAAGCTCTTCCCTGGCTTTGAGTGCCCACTTCTCCAGGGCTTTGATTGCTGTCTCTGGTCTGTCCGGATTGCAGGACTCAGCACAATCCAGGGGCAGCTTGTCCAATCTCTGCACCACCTTGGCTGTCCACCGGGTGATGATGTCCTGGGCTTCAGAAAGTTTGATCCAAGACCTGGCCTCAATCGCTCGCTTCTTTTCCTCATCCTCCAGCTGCACCATTGTCCGCAGGGCTTGATTGTAAGCTGTCTGCAATTTGCTCTGTGCCACATCATTGGCCTCAATCGCTGCTGCATAGACTTCCCTGGCTCTGTCCACCAGAGTCCGGTGCTGTGCCAGGGCATAGCTCAGACTGCCAGCAGTCAGCCCTTCCACCCCAGGTGAGGCAGTGACCTTGGGGGATGGCTTCACAGCTGGCAGCTTCCGGTGTCTGCCTTCCTTCCTCTGATCCATCCAAGCCTTGGCATCTGGCATCGTCCTGGGCAGACCCTCCTGGCAAAGCTTAGCCACATAACCTTTTGAAAGCCCAAGGGCTTTGGCCAGCTCAGCCTGGGTCATCGTTTAGCCCCCTGGATGCCTTCCGATCCATCATCTTTCAAATTCCTGCGTTTTTTGGCGGTGGTGGAGTGCCCACGCCCAAAATGGGGGGTGGGTAATAGATTTCTTAGTGACCCCGGATTTTCTGGAGGATTTTCTAAAATTTTATTATTTTCCACAGAATTTTCTGCAATTTCTTCAGAAATTTGGGTGATTTGCTCAACAGTTTTCATTCTTGTGATGATCCCAGGACTCAGCAGGGCTGCTTTAAGAGCCATTTTCTGCACCCGGACACACACAGCTTGCTTGGTTAGTCCCATCCTGGCTGCCAAGTCCACCTGGGTAGGTGCATCAGCAGTCTGAAAAACAATTTTGATTATATCAAAGTGATGCTGCACAGCTTTTTCATTGGATGATCCCATCAATGTGAGAATGTCAGCCACTATCTCCTGCACCCTTTCCCTTGTCACCCATCCTTCAGACTCATTGACTTCAGTGGCCTTCCTTGGGTCTGCTGATGCAAATTTAGAGTCATTGGCATAGATGGGGAAGCTATACCTGGGCAGTGGCATCTCCCTGTAAGGGATGATTGGTGGGTCTAACTGTCTGAATTTCTGCTGATCCTGTTTGCTCAGAGTGTCCCAGAATTCGTCAAACTCAGCTTCTTCCTTCCGGCCATCACGCAGATGCTGGAGGTGTTGCATTGTCTTTCTTTTCTGCGGATCAGATGCCACTCAAAATGGTTATGTCTAACTTATTAAATGGGTCAATCAGCTATCTTAACCCAGGCTTTCTTGCCCTGGTCATAGGTTAGCAGTCCATATCTGACAGCATACACCCTAAGCCTCTTCAGCCTGGCCGGGGTAGGTGTCAGCCCTTCTTGCTCCAAGGCTTGAGTCATCAGCTGCTTGCTCTCTATGGCCTTAAATGCCCCAGGAAGCCTTTGGATGATCTGGCTGACCCTTTTGACCTTCCTGGCCTTCAAAGCCTTCCTTGAGGCAATTAGGGCATCCAGATTGGCCTTCATCATCTCCGGCTGATCCTTCCAGAGCTTCCTCCAATGCTGGAGCAGTTTGAATTTGGCCTTTAGCTTCTTATTCATCTCTGGGGACAGCAGGGGTGTGGTGTGGGGGTGATCCCTGCCCCCTTAGCGTAAGCGTTAAAAGGGGGTGGGGTAATACCCCACACATTACCATTTATGGTAATAGGTCTGTGCCAGGCAACGGCCACCAAGGAAATGATGGGGTCAGACATCATCTTCTTCCAGGGGTGGCTGGTCATTGATCTCCCACTTGATCTGGCCTCTCACCTTGCTGTGCCGGATGCGTAAGGACTCAGTGAAGTTTCCCTTCTCATCCCTCATCCCTGCCCTGTTGCCTCTCTTGCCAAGCTTGAGGATGAAGTGGGGGTGCTCCTGGTGTTCCCTCCGGATGATGGCTGTGCTTCTAAACCAATTGGCAAGCTCACTGCTTCCTGTGAAGTCATAGGTGCTCTGCACATTGTCTTCCTTCTTCTTGGGTGGCTTATTCTGGTGGTGGGCTGCAATGAGGCAGCACCCTGTCCGCATCAGCACAGGCTGAAGGATTTGACGGAGGAAATGGGAGCAGAATTCCTGCTTGCTGATGTCCCCACCACTGAAACCCAGGAGAGGATCGCACATCAGAAAATCCGCATTGTGCCTGGTCACCAGCTCTTCAATCAGCTGTCCAAAGGCTTCTCCGGTCTTCACTGCTTCACGATAGATGGCCACATTCTCATCCAGGGTGGCAGTCTCAGCCTGGGTGAGCCACATAGCTGATGAGACATCATTCCACTGCTCTGCCAAATCCCCCAGATCATTTTCCGATTGCAGGATGACAATCCGCATTGGCCGGACAGGCTTCATCCCCCAAAGGTCTTTCCCAAGTGCCCAGGAGATGCAGAGCTGAGTGAGCAGACTGCTCTTGCCAGCACCAGCCTGGCCGGAGAAGAGTAGTGACCCACCCTTGCAGAGCCATCTTCTGCCCACCAGGCAATTGGGGTCATTGTTCCGGTCAAAGGCTTGGAGATCAGCCAAGGCCATCCTCTGGGTGGTTTCCTCCCTCTTGGATGAGTCAATGATGGTCTTGGCCTGGGTATGGAAGGACTGAGCCAGCTCTGAGGGTGTGAAAGCACCGGAGAGTGCCTTGGCACTTAAGTCCCTGGCAATGTAGATGAGCTGCCTGGCCTGGTGCTTCTCTTGGATGATCCTGGTGTGGTGGCTTAGGTTAGGGGATGGAGCGAACAGGGAAGATGTCAGCTCATTGATGTAAGCCAGGCCACCAGCAGTCTCAAGCTGATGGGATGACCGGAGGTGATTGGACAGGGTGATTTCGTCCGGCACTTGTCCGGCCGTAACCAGGTCAGCCAGGGCAGTGAAGATGGTCTGGTGCTTTGGCTCATAGAAAGCCCTGGCATCAAGCCTGGCCTCTGAGCACAGCTTGAATGAGGGATTGCTGATCTGCCCATCCACAAGGATGGAAGCAAGCACAGCCCTTTCAGCATCAAGGTCACAGGGATGCTGTGCCTGGGTGGGGTTTGTCATAGGGGGTCAGAATGGTGGGCTGGCATTGCTGGGGTGGAAGCCAGCAAGGTCAAGTGCCCTTTCGTTTATCAATCAGAAGTTAGGGGCTTCCTGTTGGATGCTGTGGAATTTGCTGACCTTGCAGATGGTCTTCTTTTCACCGGAGCTGAAGGTCACTTCCTCCTGCACCACAGTGACCTTGATCACCTTGCCTTCAGCCAGGGCAAGGAAGGATCGCAGCTCTTCAGTGGTCTTGCCGGGAAGCTTAAGACCTTTGGCCTGGGTGGCAGTGGCCACAAAGGCAAACAGTCTCTTCACAGCACCATCAGTGCTGCCAAAAAAGGTGTCATTGATTTTCTGGCCGTCAGTGGTGGTCATCAAGACCTTGATCTTGGGTGCACCAGCCTGGGTCTGGGTGCAGTCATCATCACGCACTTTGCAGATGCGGACTGTGTAATCTCCAGGCTGGGAAATGGCCACCAGCTTGGGCTTGTTTGTATAATCGTTCATAGGTTAGTTATTGGGGAATTCTGTGGCTTCAATGATGCGTTCAATGATTTCATCCGGTGTCTCACTGACCATCCGGGCTTCTCCTTGGGCATCATCCAGGCAGTGAACATATGTGAAACCATCATCAGCAAATGAAACCTTTGAAAAGGAAACAATGTGGCTGACATTCAGCCAGATTGTCTTGCCTGTGTGATGGCTTAGGCAGATGAAGATTGGGCTGAACATCTTAGGCAAAGCTGATGGTGGCTTCAGACTGTCCGGAAGACTTCCAGGGCTTGAGCTGCTGGATTTCCTTGGGGTAGCAGGGGAAGCTGTTGAATTCCATTGTGGCTGCATAGGCTTCAATGGCCTGGGTCATCAGCACAGCACCTTCAGCTTGAAGCTCAGCACTGATTTCAAAAATGGCTGTGGCATTGGGCTGTGCCTTCTCCACGCAGATCATCCGGAAGCCCTTTGGCCGGAAGCCAAACACCTGCTTGAACAGCAGACAATACCAGGCTGCCTGGAGGTGATAAGCCCTCTTGTAAGTAGTGCTAAGGACATTCCGGGGGCTGATGTAATCACCAAAGGTCTTGAGATCGTAAATCCAGCCATCTGCTGTGACCATATCCAGCTGCCCCTTCAAAGGCACTTTGCCATAATCACAGACCAGGGAAAGCTCAGTGGCAATGGGGGTGATACCCCAATGAGCCATCTCTGCCTTCAGTGCCTGGCCAGCCAGGACTGCTTCTTGATACTCATCCAAGGCCACCACCATCTTGCCCTGGCTGGCTTGCTCAAAGTTATCCCACCAGGCAATGGCTTCTAGGGTTTCAGCCTTGGGCTTCTTGGCTTCCCGCTGCTTCTGGGTGGGCTTCTTGGGGGCATCCTCAGGAGTGTAGATCACAGAGGTGGTGAACAGCTCCGGCTGGAGCACCAGCATATGGGTGAGGCTTCCAATCCGCAGGGCAGGGCTGTCCTTGTGGGGGGCATCCAGGGCTTGCTTGAAGTGCCCAGGGCTGATGAGCAGCATTTTTGCCAAGCTCTGGTTGAGTGCCTTGTGGGCATCATATTCAGCCCTGTTCCAATTGGAGGTGGGCAGTGCGTTGATCATCTCTTGGGTCAGCATTGGTGTGTTTATTTGGGTGGAAATGGGTATTTGATGCAGCTCTGGAGGATTTCAATGCACAGTGCATCCGGCACTTTGCTTCTCTCATAAGCATTTTTTAAACCTTGTGTGCCTGTGGCAGACCCTCTGGGTGCAGCTGTGTGACAAGGATCACCATTATTGCAAGCTGGCCTGGGAAGCCATTGGGTGCTGTTTGTCCAGATGTCAGTGGGCTTCATCCTGGTGTCACCATATTGACAATAGGTGACTGTCTGGAGGAATGGAATGTGGCTGAGCACCGGAAGAGTCCGCAACATCCCTCTTGGATTTTCAATGAAAAAGAAATGAGGATCAAGCTGCTTGATGATGTCCACAGTCTTCTGGACAATGGTGATGGCTTGCAGTGCACCAGGTGTCTTGGGTGTCCTGTCCGGCAGTGCCCAATTCCTTCCGATTGAGGCCACTGAGAAACAGGTGCAGGGGGGTGAAGCCCAGATGATGTCCGGTTTCCAGGGCAGTTTGTTCACATCAAATTCAAGGATGTCAGTCACATAATCAATGCCATCAAAAGCATTGATGTCTGAAGTAAATGTTTCCATTCCCATCTGCTGAGCAATCTTGCTGAATGACCTACTGCCAGCAAATAAGTCTAAGACCTTAACGCTCATTTGCTTTGGTAGGGGAAGGAAATGTAGCTGGCATTTGCCATCCGGCAGAAGGCCAGAGCATCAGCCTTGGTGTCAAATCTGACCAGGCTTCCTTCAAAGGAAAGGAAGGTGGCCTTGTGCTTCCGGCTGTCTTCCACCAGGATGAAGAAACGATTGATGCCCTGTTGATCCTGCCCCAGCTCTGGGCTGTAAGTAGGCAAGGGGTTAGGCTTGGCGGTTTTTCCTGGCATTGTAAGCTTCTCGGTTTCTGATGAAGAGCTGGTGATTGAAACCAAGCTGCTTCAAGAGTTTGTCTCTGGCTTCCCTGGCCTTGGCAAGCCCAGAAGGAAGCTTTCTATCATACCTTCTGCCACCAATCGTCACCCTCATAAAGATTTTACCATCACCCTCAAACCGGAGGTGGTGATTGTCCGGATCAGATGCAGTCTCCATTTGCCCCTTGCCACATTCAAGCAGCTTGGCCAGGGCTTGGGGTGTCATCCCCCAGGCTGCTGCCCTTTGGCTGATCTCTTGGGCTTCATCCATTGGACTGCTTCCCCTCCTTGGCGGCGCGCCACGCAATCACGGCAGGGTCAGTTTCCCAAAGATAAGGAGACTCGCATACGGCATCCCCCGCCTTGGTCATACGCTCGACCTCGGCCTTGAGTTTATTTACATCAGATTGAAGCATCTTACGCATCATTTGGCTGTGTTTAATTTCTTCAATCGGAACATACCAAACATTCTCTTTCATCCTCGCTTCCTTGAGTTCAGTCACAAGCCCATCGACCTCGGCCTTGAGCCGGGAGACTTCATCTTCAAGGGCGATTGACTTGCCGACATACCTGTTAACGCCTTCGCCTGTCGCTTTCCAATACTTGCGGACTAACTCGACCTCGGTTTTCAGCCTGGCATAATCGTCCCACCTTACCCACTGACCATTGGGCAATTCCTTGGGACTTACATACACAAAGTCATCATCATCAAGATGCCAGGTCATCCCATATCTTTTCACTTCATCCATTGGCTTGGGATTTCTCCAGCTTGTCCACCTTGTCAATGAGAGTCTGCACCACCAGAGCTGTCTGCTTCTGGTGCTGGATAAGGTCTGCCACCACTTCAGCCAGCTGATGGACTGCATCTGCTGTGCTGATTGTGTGATCTGACTCAGATGGATTGATCATTGCCGGGGCTTGAATACTTGAGCAAGCATTTCATTGGCTGTGTGCAAGTCTTCCTGCACCCTGGCCAGCTCTTCCTTCAGTGCCTTCAGCTGGTCTGCGGACTCCCTGGCCTGATTGCCAAGGTCAATGACTGACTTGGCAAAGCTGTCCTTGATCCGTTCAGACTCAGCCAGGGCTTGCTCTGTCTGCTTGAATTTATCCCACAGGTGGAGGAAGGTGGACTTGCTCACATAACCAAGCTGGCTTCCCTCATCATCCGGAAAATGGCTCATTTGCTTGATCCTTTCTTGGACTCATTGACATTCAGCTCCTTGATAAGCTGGTTGATGATGTCAGCTTCACTGCCCCAGAAGGTCTTTCCTGTCTTCTGATCCAGCACTTCCTGTGTCCCCATCTCACCAGCTGTGATGATATATCTATTTTTATAGGGCATTTTCTTGCCACAATGCGGACAGCTGGGATTGCTCATTTCTTTTTTCCTTTCACAGCCTTGCGGAATTGACGGCCGGAGATGGCCAGGGTCTTCCGGATGTGCCGGGGCTTCATCTTGTGATCAGTGAAAAGCTCCTGGGCTAACTTACGCAGCCCCCAGGTGAGCCAATTGAAGCCCCTTGCCTTGGCTTCCTTCCTCATATCCCCCAGGTCAAGCCTGGGGACAGGCTTGCAGGGGTTGAGCTTGGGATTGTGCTTGGCCATAGGTTAGGACAGCTTGGACTTCACAGCCTCAAGGAAGGCTTGACGCATCTTGGGGGTGGCAAGCTCAGTGATATGAGCTTGGGGAAGGGCACTGAGTGGAGCACCATCCGGAAGCCAGCCCTTCACCACCAGGATGTCAGTGGCCACCTTGATCTGCTCTTCAGTGGTCAGAATGTCAGCCCACCAATTGCCATAGACCTGGGGCTTGGGCTGCTGGGTCTGGGCTTGGGGCTTGCTGGTATAAGTCTGCACCGGAGTGCTGGGCTTGGAAGCCTGGTGGCCGTCATCATCCTCCAGCTCAGAAGCCACACCCACCACAGTGCTGAGTGCATACCTCTTCAAGTAGGTGAAGACTGATCCAATGTTTTGCTGATTAAGTCCGGCAGCATTTACCCCAAGCTCCCCGCACTCAAACCTGTGGCCGGATGTGTGGATGATGGTGGTATTGATCCAAACCCTTTCAGCATTGGAGCAGGGCACTTGCCAAGCAGCCAGGCCATACTTGCCCAGGACAGGCTTGATGGCTGAGAGAAGGTCAGACAGCCCGAAGTAGCGTGACTTGAAGTGCGGATTGATCCGGCTGGCCGTCACATTCTCGCACTCAGAAATGGCCTTCACAAAGGCTTCATAGGGTGTGAGAGTGCGGACAAACTCAAGCCAGGCTTTGGCCTGTTCAAGCTCAGCCTGGGTGGGGATGTGGGTGGTGATGGGCAGGGTGGCTGCTTCATCCTTCTGGGTCTTTTGTTTGCTCATTTGTGTGGGTGGAAATTGGAGCTTTGGGACGGACTTGAACCGACAACCCCTTGATTACAAATCAAGTGCACTGCCATTGTGCTACCAAAGCAAGGTCATCAAGGCTGGGTCTTGTTAATCTTGGCCAGCTCCAGGGCTTGGAGATAAGTCTCAAGCTGCTCAAGGCTGATACGCTTTGTCTTGCCCCCGGTCATCAGTCCCAAATTCCATTTGGCCTGGCCGTTGATCACTGTGGGCTTGAGCTTCCTGGCAATGGTATTGTCCGGGAGGATCACATAGGGTGTCTGGCCGATTGGCCGGACATTGAAGATGATGACTTCTGCTTTCTTGTTATCCATTAAAGGGTGATGTTGGAATTGTTTTTGATGTGCCAGCCCAGGATCAGCAGGGCATCTGATGTCTTCAAGGTCAGACCAGACACAGCTGGAAATCTCCGGCTGGCTTCTGCCTTCAAGGCTGACTTCCATTGGCTCTGGGTCTTGTCCCCCTTGGGAATTCCCAGGCCAGCTTGCCAGGTCTGGGGTGTGACCAGGATGACCTGGAGCTGACGGCCACAGCACCAGCCTTCCATCCACCCGGCAGACTTGCCAAGCTTGAAGGCTGCACTGCTGGGGATGAGTCTGCCCACAAAGGGTGGCACTTTTTCAATGGCCACTGAGCAGCCAAATGGGATGATGTCAGCCAGCTCTGCCTGGTCTTCCGGCATAGGGTGAAGGCTGATCTGCCCATCAACCCAGAGTGCTATGCCACCACCCAAGCCTGGGTCAATGGCTGCATAAGACTTAGAAAGTGGATTGTCCAAAGGGGTTTTTCTTTATGAGTTATCT